ACCTATCACTAAGGAACAGGTTGCTGACACCAGTGAAGATGATGATACAATGTCATACTTTGCTAAGTTAGCAAACGAAGACTAGATACCATCATTTAGTCCTCTATCTTGAGACGCCAGTCTGGTATACACATTAGTAAAACTTGATGTGTTATTACTAGACTGGTTTCTTGCATCTACACCACTAACAGTAGGTGTAGCACCCACACCTTTTGCTTCCATAGGTATTTGTTTATCTGCAGATGTTCCAAATAATCTTCCAATCAAACTATTATTTGTTACTTCATGTTGATCTATCATTCTATCAAGAACAAAATTTAATTTATCCATAACACCAGTATTGTTTTCTATTACACCAATAGTATGCGACTCTATACCTCTTTCTCTTGCACCCATACCTACTGATGCATCGAATGACTTATCACCTAATGTTTTAGATAAATGTTCAAAATTATCTGCAACAAAAGATACCAATCTTGCTTGATCTTGATTCGCAGCAAAACCTGAAGAAACCTCTGTCATCAATCCTCCAAGGTATGTGTCAAGTTCTTTTTGTCTCATACCTTGCGTTGCTCTTACCATCTCTGCCATAAGATCATCATTAGATACGTTTGCGGCATTGTCTCCAATTAAATCTGCTCTCTCTGCATTTGCGGCACTACGCAGACCATCATTTCCAGATTTAATTGCCGCGGCCTCCATTGCTAGTGTTGCTTCATCTCTGAACTTGATTCCTCGTTCAGAAAGAAAATCCATATAAGTAGTTCCTCCTGCCATATTAGATTGGATCATTCTCATATTTGCCCGAATTTCTTTTGCTTTTTTCTCTGCTTCGTTTATACGATTGTTTGCCAAATCATCAAATATTTCATTTGTATTTTCTTTTATATTTTTTACAACTATATCTTCTGCTTCTCTACCTCTGTCATTGAGATAATTAAATAATCCTCTTACAGCACCAATAGCAAAACCTACAATAGCACCTATGATTAATCCTTTACCACCTAGAAGCATTAATCCGATACCCGCCGCAGTCATTGACATTGAGACTGCTCCACTCAGACCTTCACCCACACCCAAACCTTGTAACCAATCACCCGAAAAACTAGCAGCGGTGAGTATCAGACCTGCAAGACCAAGTCTTCTTAGGAACATCAATCTAAATTTTGCTCCACCTTCTTTACCACCTATATCTGTAAAGTAAGATCCTATCATTGCACCTATTAGTCTGGGCCCGAAGATAAGACCTAACGCACCACCAATACCAGAAACTATTTTAGATATATCAATCTCACCGAACATAGTATCTACTGTAGCATCATCACCAGTAATCTTATCTACTATAGGATCAACAAGTTTATCCAAATATTTTGCACCAAGGTAAAACCCTATAACACCCATAAAAGATTTTCCAATAACTCTTCCAAAAAGACCACCAAGTGAAGCACCACCCAATGCACCTGCAAAAGGTGTTAGTGCAGAACTTGCAAGATCTTTCACTTTTCCTAATATACCTGCTAGTCCAGTACCTTGAAAGAAACCGTCTTTAAAATTGTTGGGGCCATTACTTGCTTTTTGTTGTTTTGATTTCTTTTCTCTTTTCTCACGTTTTTCTTCTAGATCATCACCATCGGGTTTCTGTTGTGCAAAAAACGCACCGAACAATTTCTTTAAACTGGCGAGTTCTTTAACAACTTCATCATTCTGAACTTTTCTATTTTCAGCGAGAAATTGATCCTGTTGACGACCAATTTTAAGTTGCTTTATGACATCTGTTAAAGTATCCGCCATTTTATCTTCCTTGTGTTTCCATTTTTAAGTTTTCTTCTTTTATATAATTAATCAACATATTAACATAAACTTCTTTTTCCCACGGCATCATCATGTCTATCTCATTTAGTGAGTATTTGTGGTGTTGCATTAGATCAAAATTTGTTTTGTAATGCACCATCAAACTGGTATGAGATAGACTAATTAAAAAAAATCCTGTAACCCCTCCAAGGTAATGTCATTATGTTCACCACAACTAGTACAATCGAATTGAAGTTTGTGTCTTAGCATTGGTTGTTTTTCCATGTACTCACGTATTTTAGTAAACTGTTCACGGTTCATAGATTCTAAAAACTCTTCTGCTTCTTCATATCGTATTTCTTTAAAATTAATTCTTTCATCTTCTGTCATGACACAATCTATAGATTGAATGATAATCCCGAATATCTGATCCATAGTGGATGTTTCATTACTTACAATTTTATCATTACTTGCTACTTCTAAATATGAAGGTACTTTCATTTCTATAGTAATCGATTCTGTTAACTCTATTCTTTTATCTGGGATTTCCTTATTAATTTTTATTTCATTTATATTTACTGTGACATCATTTAATTCTTCACACTTGTCACATTTAATTCTTAAATCAGAAGTTTCACCCACAGACTTACATCTGATCTGCATAAAAAGATATTCTACATCATATGCAGATAGTTTCTTTGGATCAACTTTTCCATCCGTACAAGAAACTATCGTATCAACTATTGCCATGGCGATCTGTTTAGGATCATTTGACTCCATAGCAATCAATAAAACTTTTTCTTCTTTTACCACAAAGGGTCTTATTTTTACTTCTTGATCTAACGATGGTATAGTTACCGAATACATCGGCATATCATTCAGTTTTGGCAATGCCATAATTTACTCCTAAGACAATATAGATCCAAATCCACCACTAACAGAGATGAAACCTTGTGGATCGTCAATTGCTTTCCATCTCGTATATGAGAACTGTGCAGATACTTGCACCAGTCCATCCAATTCATTATTCAATTCAATCGAGTTTACGGTTGTTGGGAATGCGTCAATCAAGAGTACTGAGTACACTGTACCACCACCCAACCCCACGTTTATAGACGCAGGCCCGACATCGATGTTTTTATTTATTATAGGTTTTCTTAATTGATGGATACGGATATCTCTTTGATAATCACTCTTATATCCTGCTATATGATTCTCCTCGTCAATCATAGTAGACATCCATGTGTCCAAGTATTTTCTTATTCCGTAATCGTTGAGTGCATAGAACGTCATCGTTACGTCATCTACTGCATATCCATATGCAACTTTTTGAAACTCTAATCCTATTCTTCTATCGTTGGTTAGAATTTGTTTTCCAGGCAACGTTGTATTACTGCAGAGTATATTCAACTCATTACCACCAAGTGTTGCGATTCTACTTAATAGATTGTTAGTACCGATAGTCGGTAACTCTACAAGAAAGTTACTTGTTCTTGCAAATCCTAATTTAGCAGATGCTAAACTCTTTAACGTATCAACACTTGCCATTAAATCATACTCCTAGAATCTGAATATACTTTACTTCTATTACCTTCAAAATCTGCAGTCGGTAAGAACGTTGCGATTTCCCATTCGGGTGCGGATACTCTCGCAAGTCTACTCTTTACATGTGCAAACAAATAATGTTTATAACATGGTTTAAAAAATCTTAGTTTAGCAGTAGCAGTTAACACTTTATAAGATAACTCGAACCTTGTACTATCATCGTATTTACTATTGTTGGTTATGTTCATCAATGCATCTAACATCTTTGCTCTTAGCACTGGGGGTAGATAGTGTAGGTTCAATCCATAGAATCCACCTTCTGCAGGCCCGACTATAACTGACAAAGGAAACCTGTCATAGTAAGGTAAAGTTTTCTTGTGCTTTGGATCATAGAAGAACATATTCATCGAACCAATTAATGGTTGTGACTTGTTGACTAGTTTCACTTGTTCATCTTGCATCAACTGATTTCTATTGACTTTACCCATTGACGATAGTTTACTACGAAACCAAGCACGTGATTGTTGAGTTCGTGGGGTAATCCCTGCACGAAATGCTTCTTGTTCTACTTTGGCAAATAAATTAGACATAACACTATTTATAACTATTTTTTAGGTTTTTTTCTAAAAGGTTTCAAAGGTTTTAATTTCTTAGTCTTCTTAAACTCTTTCAGTATTCCCATAGACTTCAACGTCTTCTCAGTCCAGATCTGAAATTCCCATCCACGGTCTTTCGCATAATCGTTCGCTGCTTCCCACTTGTTCATGTTCTTCACGTATGTCATTGCTTCACCAATGTATCGTTTAGACTTGCCTGGATTTTTCGGGAGTTCTGTCTCTTTCTCTGGTTTTATTTCTACTAGTATTGTATTACCAGCCTCGAATGTAATTTTTAAATCAACAAAGTATCTATGCATACGTTTATCCACGTCCCAGAAATATGGAACGACAGTTTCTTCAGAAGACCAGTACTTTACCTTTGGGTTCCTTTCACACCAGAGAAAACAATCTTTTTCCCAGTGAGATCTATAAGTTACCTTATCGGGGTCACCTTTGTACTTCTTTAAATTTCTTACTTTGTATTTTCCAGAATATGCCATAGTTTCGTTATAAATAGGATTACATAAATTATATTTATCAAGGAAATAACATGGCAGGCAATATTGGTATTCCAGATCAGTTTAGACAGGCAAAAAGCGCAGTTGAAGGTCTATTGAAAAAGAGTTTTAATAAAGCAGAGGATGCAAATTCAAATATAACAAACAGAACATCAGGTGGTGCTTTTAGATATCCATTAGATGAAAGTTATCCTGTCTATATGCACTATAGAGTTCGTGAAGTTATTCCGCCTTTAAGAAACGCCACAGATCAAGTTAATGAATTGTATCAAGCACAAGTAGATACTGAATTAAAACCAGTCAGGGGTGTTCAGGAGATTGGTGGATACGATAATGTTTCTAAAATGCAAGAAAGTGCATATCAGTTCAGAACATCAAGAGATGCGGCCGCAAAACTTGCAGCTGAAGATAGAGCAAAATTTGCTGCTAGATCAGGTGCAAAAGAAGGATTACTAGGATTTAAAACTGCATATTTAGAAAATCCAATTGATATAAGATTATACATGCCGCCTGGAGTTTTGTTTGGTGATAACGTTCAATACGCTGACGCACAATTAGGTTTGTCTGGTGCGGCAGGTTTGCAAGCATTCAATGACACAGGTAGTGGTATGAGTGCAATAGGAAATATGTTGAGTGAAACTGCATCAAGTTTAACAGGATTATTCTCAGGTGGTGGAAGTCTAGATACTGCAAGAGTTGCAATGGCAAGAGGAGTTCAAGCATACTCATCACTACTAACTTCTGGTCAACAAGCTGCATTCAACCTTGGTCTTCAAGTTACTGTCAATCCTAATACCAGATCTGTATTCCAAGGTGTATCGGTGAGAAACTTTTCTTTTACATATGATTTTTATCCGACATCTAAATCTGAACAAAATTCTGTAGAAAAAATAATTAAAACATTTAGAACCCAGATGTATCCCCAAGCAATTCCAGAATCAGCATTGCAGGCAGGATTTCCATTAGGATATAAATTTCCGAATTTGTTTGAAATAAGTTTTAAGTTTAACAACGCTGAAATACAAGGAATGCCTAAACCATTATTTTGTTTTTTAAGAAGTGTGAATACTGCATATAATCCAGGCGGTATGTCATTTCATGATCAGGGTAAACCTACACACGTAAGCA